CTGAAGATTTGGCGTTTATGTTAAACTTTGCCCGTACGATTGCAGGTGCAGTTGAGTTCATCGAAGACGAGAAAAATGTCGCTGCTATGAAGAAAGAATTAAACTCATATATTCGTACTAATAGAGAAATAGTGCCAGAAGAGTTTGATAACACTAACTTAGTAAGATTCTGGCAATTAGTGATACAAATCAAAGAGCAATTTATGGAGAATTGTGATACAAACCGTTCAGAGATGAAAGCATCACTTAATGGAGAGAATATAGATGCTGAAGGTTATGTTTTATCGGACAATTCTCAGGTAATTAAACTCATAAACCGTAGAGTGTTTAGTTATCACAATTTCATTCGTAATTCGTAGTGCTATGTAATAACGAACGATTCGTAATTACCAGTCGTTCGTTAACATCGCAGTTTATTATATTATGGGGGGTTGTTATTAAAAATCGACTACTACCCTAACCTACAAAGTGTTACGGAAGCGAGCTATAAATTCCAATCGAAGTCAAAATTTTTTTCGTACTATATAATTTTGAAAAAGGTTGATTGAATCCTGCTATGCAAAAAAAATTCGGGCATGAAGAAACCACCATAGAGGTTGACAATATTACAGGAGAGTATTATACTGTTATACCAGAATGGGTGATGCACGACATGGATTGGTACGAAGGATGTAAAGTGAATTTCAATATTGATTGCGGTGATGTTGTTATTACAGAGTCAACCGATGAAGACTAATAAAACATATCATATCTACCTACAAAAGGAATGTTTATTTAAAGATTTGACAGAGTGGGAGTTTAATATTATATGGAGAAGGATATACAAATCATACTTTACAGAAGACTTAACATATTCGGAAGTGGTGGAAGAACCGAACGAAACATATATTGATGCATCATATTGACATTTGCTATATAAACTGATATAATTGGATTGATGAAATCTACAAGTTATGGCAAAAGGATTTACAGTAAAAGCAAAATCACCAGTAGCAACACAAGCAAAGAAGGCACCTGAGTGGGACTTCGATAAAGCAAAGGAAATGATTAGAGGTAAAAGCGTAGTCTTTTGCTTACCAGGAAGAGGAGTATCATATACTTATTTGAAGAACTTTGTACAACTTTGTTTTGATATTGTACAGAATGGTGGACAGATACAGATATCACAAGACTATTCATCTATGGTAAACTTTGCTAGATGTAAGTGTCTAGGTGCTAATGTTCTTCGTGGTCCTGATCAGAAACCTTGGGATGGTAAACTTAAGTATGATTATCAGTTATGGATTGACTCTGATATTGTCTTTAACACTGAAGCATTCTATAAGTTAATACTATTAGATAAGGATATTGCATCTGGTTGGTATTGTACAGAGGATGGTAGTACTTCATCTGTTGCACATTGGATGGAAGAGGATGATTTCAGAAAGAATGGTGGAGTCATGAATCATGAAACCTTAGAAACTATGTCTAAGCGTAAGAAACCATTTACAGTTGACTATGCTGGATTCGGTTGGTTGCTAATTAAGCATGGTGTATGGGAAAATGAACAGATGAAATATCCTTGGTTTGCACCGAAGATGCAGGTGTTCGAATCAGGAGAAGTGCAAGACATGTGCGGAGAGGACGTTTCTTTCTGTCTTGATGCAATCGAAGCAGGATTTGAAATATGGTGTGATCCTCGTGTTAGGGTTGGACATGAAAAAACACGAATTATATAGAATTATCATCGATGGGAAGGAAGTATTCGATGCTTTAGGGCAGGGTGAATACTTCGAAAGAATGGAGGACTTGGCACTAGAGTTTTATCAGACAGGTACTCCACATCCCGATAGTATTGTCACTGAAACTTATTTGGAGGAAGACTAATGGCAACAACGAAAGGTTTAACCGTTGAAAAGGTGGTTAACTACATTAAAGACAAATGGCAAGTGTTTGGAGCAGCGACGTTGCTCGTATTCATATTGCAATTTTTAGCAGCAAAACTACTCATTGCAGTTCTCTTAGGACTCGTAGTAGCAGGACTATTACCTTCTGATACCGTTAAGAAGGTAACTAAGAAAGTAACAGGATCTAAGGAGTAATTATGGCAAAGGCAACCACAGGTGCATGGGGAAAAGAAGAACTCGAATCAACCCCGAAAAAAACTCGTCAAGGAAGAGGCAAACATACAAAGTATGCCGCAACCTCCCGTAACTCGACTCGTAAGAAGTACAGAGGACAGGGCAAATAACTCACGAAGCGTCTCGAAAGAGGCGTTTTTTTATTTTTTTAAATATTGCTTATAAATAAAACATAATACCTACTGTCCTAGATGGCAATAACACGGATTTCTAGAGGTTTTAAAGATATTAGTCTATCTTTTACGCCCCATCCTGTTACTAAAGACTTACCAATATTAAAGAACGGTAATGCGATTTCACGTTCTGTTAGGAACCTAGTGCAAACTATTCCTACTGAGCGTTTCTTTAATTCATTACTAGGTTCTGAGGTACGTTCTCAATTATTTGAAAATTGGGTTGATTTTGGTACTGCAGCAGTCATAGAGGATCAAATCCTTACTACAATTGAAAACTTTGAACCTAGAGTTGAAAATGTAGATGTACAAGCAGAACCAGAACCTGATGATAATAGTTTCTCTGTAACTGTACGTTTTGATGTAGTAGGACAACAATTACCTTCCCAAGAATTTACCTTCTTATTAGAAGCAACGAGATAATATGCCGATTACTAAGTTTACTAATCTTGATTTCGATCAAATAAAGACACAGATTAAGGATTACCTACGTGCCAATTCATCCTTTACGGACTTTGACTTTGAAGGTAGTAACTTCTCTGTTCTAATTGATACGTTAGCATATAATACCTATATTACAGCATTCAACTCTAATATGACTGTAAATGAATCCTTCTTGGATTCTGCTACGTTAAGAGAGAATGTAGTATCACTTGCACGTAATATTGGGTATGTACCTCGTTCTCGCTCTGCTGCAAAGGCAGAAATCACATTTAGTGTAAACATTAATGATACATTAACTTCGACACTAGACTTAGAAGCAGGATTAGTCTGTGTAGGTAATACAAACGACACGAATTACATATTTTCAATTCCAGAGAAGGTAGTAACAGTCGTTGATGCAAATCAAAATGCGACTTTTAGCAATATTACCGTTTATCAAGGTTCATATCTTCAAAAATCGTTCATTATAGATGGTTCTTTAGACCAAAGATTCATTTTAGACAACCCTTACATAGATTCTTCTACAATTGTGGTTAGAATTAGGGATTCTATTAATGATATTTCGGAAGGAAGGCAATATCTTGCTGCAGATAATATTTTAAACATAGATTCTACGTCAGAAATCTATTTAATTCAAGAAATTCAGGATGAAAAGTATGAATTACTCTTTGGAGACGGATTTTTTGGCAAAAAACTTGAAAATGGTAACGTAGTTGATGTTTCATACATCATTACAGATGGAAAAGATGGAAATGGAGCATCAAATTTCACATTTTCTGGAAGATTTAGGGATGATCAAGGACAAATAGAAGTTCCAACCAATTCTATTACCATTACAACTAACCAAAATGCAATAAATGGTTCTGATATTGAGTCTATCAACTCAATTAAGTATTTTGCACCTAGAATTTACTCTTCTCAGCACCGTGCAGTGACTGCTCGTGACTATGAAGCAATAATTCAGAAAATTTATCCAAATACTGAGTCAGTTTCTGTTGTTGGTGGTGAAGAATTAGATCCTCCACAGTTTGGAAACGTAATTATAAGTATAAAACCAAAAAATGGTGACTATATTTCCGATTTTGACAGAAGTAACATCCTTTCAAAGTTAAAACAGTACTCACTTTCGGGTATAAATCAACAAATCATCGATTTGAAGGTGCTTTTTGTTGAAATTGACTCTGCAGTTTACTATAATACTTCTCAAGTAACAAATGTTAATGATTTAAAGAGTCGAATTTCTAATACTTTGACTACATTTAGAGAATCTAACATTAATAAGTTCGGTGGAAGGTTCAAATACAGTAAAATTTGTCAAACAATTGACAATGTTGATGATGCAATAACATCAAACATCACTAAAATCATCATTAGAAGGAATTTAAAGGCACTTATTAACCAAACAGCACAGTATGAACTATGTTATGGTAATAAATTCCATATAAATCCAGAAGGATTTAACATTAAGAGTACAGGATTTAAGATTGCTGGTAGTAATGACGTATATTACTTCACTGATGTGCCAAAAACTGATACTACAGGTACTATTTCTATAGTAAAAGATGCTGTAGAGGAAGGAAATTATACTGTAGTCGTTAAATCTGCTGGTACAGTTGATTATGAGAAAGGAGAAGTCATTATTAATACCATTAATATTACATCAACAGTAGAACCAAATAATATTATTGAAATACAAGCAATCCCTGAATCTAATGATGTGATTGGATTATCGGATTTATACCTAGATTTTTCCGTTTCTAAAAGCACAATAAATATGGTTAAAGATACCATTACTTCGGGTGAACAAATATCTGGTATTGGGTATAAGACAACTTCCAGCTACTTAAATGGAGAACTTAAGAGGATATAAAGGATGATACAAACTGGGTTTGAAAAGAGAGTATCTGTTCAACAGATAATAGAGAATCAACTGCCTGAATTTGTACTAACTGAAAGTCCAAAGACTGTAGATTTTTTAAAGCAATATTATATTTCACAGGAGCATCAAGGTGGTGCTGCTGATATTGCTGTTAATTTAGATCAGTATTTAAAGGTAGATAACCTCAC